ATTCTGAAACATTATATTTATTAATATACGTACCAAATTGAGCGGTAAGTTGGTCTGTAACTATTTCATCTGTAATTGGTATACGTCTAGGTACACCATTAGGCTTCTGGAGAAATCTATATAATTGGTCACTAGGTTCATTGAAATTAGGAGCTTTCCAAGAATAGTTATTATAAGGATTTTGAACATCTCTAATTACAAATAAATCTTTAATGGGTTTTATAGTTACATGAACCTGAAGTTCATTATATTGTAAAGCAACTAGTGGAAAAGCTTGTTTACTAGTCATTCCAAACCATAAATTTAAAGGTATATAAATTGTTCTTCCTCTAATGGAAGGTTCAGCTCCAGCTGCTGAGTCATTAAAAACAGCGTTTGGATATTTTTGTGTAGTATTTGTTTCCGCATATTGTGGATCATTATAATATTTTATGTTTCCAGACATTAGATTTATCAATGCTTTTTTTTCAGTTGAAAAATCTCTACTTATCATGGATGATAAGTACTCTCCAGTATATTTTTGTAGAGTTTGTCCACCGACAGTAACTTCAATTTCTTGGATCATAGTTATTCCTAGATTTTCTATCCATTTAAAATTATAAGGGATATAATAAGTATTATTACATAAATATAAGTTACTATTACATAAATCATTACTATAAATTGGATTACAAGTTTTATTACTATCACTATTATTTTTATTATCTTGAATTGGAAATAATGGACTCCAAATGTTAGGAATCGTAATCGCCAAATAAGAATCCATAACTAAATCTCCATATCGTGGATACTTAAATGTAAATTTTGATTCTTCATTTAATCTTAAAGTTCTTTGTCCATTAAAGTCTAATCTAAATTTCTGCATACCAAAATTAGTGTATTTACAATAAGAAGTTTTCCAAAATGTTTTTTTTGGATTTCCATTTAATATTAAATTGGCTTGTCCCACAGCTATTAAATTTAGTAAACCACCAGGCATATTATATTATTAAGTTATAATATTTTAAGACATTTAAATATTAAATAATATTTTAAAAACTATTGTAATTATATATATAGATTATGGTAGAAACATATCGAGCTCCACAAAAAAAACCTTTTGATGGGCCTTTTAATGCCAAAGAGGCTGCTAATGCTACCAAAATAATTATAATAGTAATGATTGTTATAGTTTTAGTAGGAACAGGTTTATATATTTATACTATGATGAATTATACAAAATCAAATTGTAAAGTAATTAATGATGTTTATGATGATATAGGTAAAGTTTCCTCTATAAATATTCAAGATGCAAAGTTTAAGGGATTTGCTCTTAGAGATTTTTATATTAAATCTGCCTACAATTGTTGCGCAATTGGTAAATTTAGAAATACTTTTGTAGATGTATGTGCTTTAAAACAGGTAATTAGACAAGGTGTTAGGGTTTTAGATTTTCAAATCTTTTCAGTTAATAATAGTCCTGTTATTGCGGTATCTTCCATTCCTTGTGATTATTCTAGTTCTAATATAGAAAGACAATGTTATTTAATCAAGGAATCATATAATTCAGTTGGTTTTGCTAATGCTATGGATATAGTTGCTAATTATGCTTTTTCAGGAGACACTTGTCCAAATCCAAATGACCCTTTAATGTTACATTTTAGAATTATGAGTGTAAATGATAAAATATATAATGATATGAATGATATTTTAAGAGACAAATTTGCAAATAATATGTTAGGAAAAGAATATAGTTATGAATATAATGGTAAAAGTTTAGCAAATGTACCAATAGAAAATCTTATTAATAAAGTAATTATTGCTGTAGATAAAGCAAATCCTTATTTTGAAGATACACCTATGGAAGAACTAGTAAACATATGTAGTAATTCAGTATTCATGAGATGTTTAAGAGAGAAGGATGTGAAATATACTCCTGATTATACAGAATTAACGGATTTTAATAAAAAATGTTTAACTCTTGAATTACCTGATGTTTCTGAATCAGATGCTAATCCTTCTGCTTCTTTAGGTATGAAATATGGGTGTCAAATGGTAGGAATGTGCTATCAAAATTACGATTCTAATTTAGAATATTATGAAACTTTTTTTGCTTCAGCTGGTTATTCATTTGTTTTAAAACCCGAAACTTTACGATATTCATTAACTACTATTGCTCCTCCCACTGCGCAAAATCCAGATGTTTCTTATGCTGATAAAACCTATCAATCAGATTATTATAATTTTAGTATTTAATTATTAAATATTTCTATAATACTATCAATCATTTGCTTAGGGACCGAATAATCTAAATTTAACATACCTACAACTCCCGCTGCAAAGAAAAGAATTTGTTCATGATTCCCAAATTTAATTGCTTTTACATTCCTGGTTGGCCAAAAAACATAGATGATTAAAATATATATAAGAGATAATGCTATAAAATCTATTTTTTCTTCAAAAGCTTTTTCATTTTCTAATTCTTCTTTACTTTTTGAATCAGAAATTTCAAAAAATCGAACTCTAATTTTTACTAATATTAAAAGAATTTTAAATATAATAGCTACTAAAATAAAAGCATCATAAAATGAATTAATTTTAAAATATTTCATCTTATAATAATAGATATTATTATATAATATTATATATAATAATATGGTTTTTAATAAAAAGCTTTCGTTCGAAGATAAAGAATTGGCGATTTTACGAGAAGCTGTTGATAAAGCCCAAAAAAAAATAAAAAGACAAAACATTATGTCCCCTATGCATAGAGAAATAGTAGAACAGGTTGAACATTTTTTAAGAAGTAAAAAATGTATTTGCTATGGAGGAACGGCAATTAATAATATTTTACCAATTAATGACCAATTTTATGATAAAACTTTAGAAATGCCTGATTATGATTTCTATTCTGATAATGCGTTAAATCTTGCTAAACAATTAGCTGATATATATGCTAAAAAAGGATTTTCTGATGTTCAAGCCAAAGCAGGTATGCATCATGGAACTTATAAAGTATTTGTAAATTATATTCCAGTAGCTGATATTACTCATATGGATAAGAAACTATTTAATTTATTAAAAAAAGACTCTATTAAAGTAAATGGAATTTTATATGCTCCGCCAGATTTTTTAAGAATGTCAATGTATTTAGAATTATCAAGACCTAAAGGTGATGTAAGTAGATGGGAAAAAGTACAAAAACGCTTAGTTTTATTAAATAAAAATTATCCAATCAAAAATATAAGGTGTAATTATGAGAGATTTCAAAGAGGATTTGAAACCCATTCTGTGAAAAAGAAAGATGAAAAAACAATCTATGACGTTGTAAAAAATTCGTTTATCAATCAAGGTTTAATTTTTTTTGGAGGATATGCTAATGATTTATTTTCCAGATATATGCCTACTAAAGAAAGAAAAATTTTAGCAGATATACCAGATTTTGATGTTTTATCTGAGGACCCCAAAACTTCAGCTGTTATTTTAATTGAACAATTAGAATATCATGGTTTTAAAAAAGTAAAGTATTTAAAACATCCTGGTGTAGGAGAAATAATAGCTCCTCATTATGAAATAAGAATAGGAAAAGAAACTATAGCTTTTATTTATAAACCATTAGCTTGTCATAGTTTTAATATTATAAATATAAAAGGTGTTCTTATTAAAGTTGCCTCAATTGATACTATGTTAAGTTTTTATTTAGCATTTATGTATGCAGATAGAATTTATTATGATAAAGATAGGATATTATGTATGTGTCAATATTTATTTAATGTACAAGAAAAAAATAGATTAAAACAAAAAGGTTTATTAAAACGATTTAGTACTAAATGTTATGGAGAACAAGAATCAATAAATTCGATTCGTGAAAAAAAATCTGTAATGTATCAAAAATTAAAAAATAAAAGAAATTCCAAAGAATATGAATCCTGGTTTTTAAAATATTCTCCTTCTGAAAAAAATACTCTGAAAATAAATAAAAAAACAAAAACAAAAAAAAATAAAAAAACAAAAACAAAAAAAAATAAAAAAATAAAAACAAAAACAAAAAAAATAAAAAAATAAAAACAAAAACAAAAAAAATAAAAAAAACTAATCTATAGGTTAGCTTTAAGTGAAGATATATATATTCATGTGTTAAAGTTTATGTAATTACATTAGGATAATATCATTTACAAAAATGATTTTATTAAAAAGTCTTTATATATTTTATAAACTATATCTGAAATAAAATTCCAAATAGGAGAATCATATAAAGATAATGGAATAAAAGATTTTATTATAATTAAAATATGAATTAAATAAATTACACCTAAGTAAATAATTTGTCTTATTCGAAATATAAATAAATCTTTAAAACTCCAATCATTTAAATAGCTACATAAATCTTGTTTCTCTCCTAAAAAAAATTTATGAGTTTCATTAATTCCTTCTATTGCTCTATAAGAAATATTTTTATCATTTGAGATTTTAATTGAATTTAAAATTATTTTAGGATTAATCAAACTAATAAATATACATTTATTATCTTGTAAAGTTCTATCATCAAATAACATCGGATTACATCCATCTATACAATTATCATATGCTAATTCACCATTCATTAAAAATGGTATAAATGAAGTTTTGTATAAAGTATCAAATAATTCTTCTTTACTCTCAAATGTAGATTTTATAATTTCTTTACAATTTTTAGTATCAAAATAATTAATAAATAATTTTTCATTTAAGTTATTTTTTATTTTATCATCATCTAGTTTAGTTTCTATCAAATTTTTTATAACATTTTTCCAATCATTCAAATCAAATTTTTCCTTCCAACATTCTCTCATTTTTGTAAAAACCATTTGTGTATGTTCTAATTCATCGATGAAGTAAAAAAATGCTAAAATAGCACCTATACTTGAACCAGATATTTTTTTTATTATAATTCTATTTAAGCTTTCAAGTTTTTTTAAATATAATAATACTCCATAAAGATAAATACCATTGAAAGCTCCATTATCAATGACTAAGTTAATATTCTTTGGTTGAGATTCTATAGTTTCAGGTAAATTTTCTACCAAATCATCAATTAAACTACAAAATATTAAGTGAGACATTTATTATCATTTATTTTTATAATAATAATAATAAATGAACCTATTAATTATTTTTTTTACATAATTCAATTATATTTGTAATAAATTCTTTAGGAATTTGGTGGTAACATTGAACTACTTCTGCTTGAGATAAAACTCCATTTTTTATATCTTCTATTGAATAGCCAGATTCACTAATAGTTGTTAAAAAATCTGGACTCCAGTCTAAATCTTTTGAATCTTTCCCATTAAAACTATAAAAATGCTCAAACATTTCTTGAATAATTTCCAATGAAGCTTTTTTCATTTCCAAATAAATATCAATTCTTCCAGGTCTAACTAATGCTTTATCTAATTTATTATAATAATTACTAGTTATTATGATTACTCTACCAGGTGTTTCTCTTATTCCATCTATAATATTTAATATAAAAGATAATGTTAGTTTATCTTCTTTCTCACTAGATAAAGATGATTTTAATGGACCATAATCATCATCCTTACACGCTTTAATTACACTACTAATTAAATTAGCTTGATTAGGAGAAGTAGATTCTCGAGTTTTATCTTCCTTTGACTGAATACTAGTAGAATCTAAACTATTTTTATTTCTCTCTAGAACGATATTTGTCATACAATCAATATCTTCGAAAATAATTATTTTATCTGAAAATCCTATTTCTCCGTCTTTATTCGCTTTATTATACTTACTTTCATAAAATATTTTTGAAAATTCTTGAACCGTTTTAATTTTATTTAATGGAATGACAATTAAATGTCTATTTAATAATTTTGCTACGGATTTAATTATTGAAGTTTTTCCAGTTCCCGGAGGACCAGATAATCCTATTCCAAGGGTATATGGTTTTCCTTGATGTTCATACCAAGATTTGTTATGAATAAAAAAATTAATTTTATTTAATAAATTTTTTTTTTCTTTGAAAAATACATTATCAAACGAAGTCGTTGTACTAAACTCACATTCATTCCATTTATCCAATGTATTACAAGTTTCCAAATCATCCCCTCCTTCATAGGTATAAATCCATTTTTTTCCATCTCTAAATTGACTTAAGTTTGTTTTATAATTTTCAGTTATATTATTTATAAATTTTTTTATTTCATCCACTGATTTTGTATAAGAAAATATTTTCATTTGTATATTTTCAATTTTAGATTGAATTTTTTGATTTCCATTACCTCCTTCCAAATCTTCACTACTATTTGTTACAACACACCATATATCTTCAGTTAATTTAAATGATTTGGATTGTTGTACTACATAAGCTACATTTTCGGGTCGTATAAACATATTTTTATCCCCCCAATCATCATAAAGTCCAGAATTGTTTGAAGTTTCTTTGATAGAATATATATCTTCTGAACTACACAACATACTACCTACATAATCCCATAAAGCATAAAAAGATATACTAAATAAATTTTCATGCCTAGATGAAAATGGACCACTTCTAAAACATTTTTTACCGTCAATAAACACTCTATTTTCTTTAAAAAATAATCTGTACACATTATTTTTATCAAATAAACACGCTAATCTTTCAAATGTAATAGGTTTAAAAAAAAAAGAACTAGAAATAGATGTAAGCATTATTAAAAAAAAAGTAAAACAAGATTGAAGTAAATTAAAAGTAGAATCTGAATTTGAAAATAATAGTTTCATTTTTATTAATTCTAATAAATTTCCTCCCATAAAATCATTACCATGACTCATTATTAATCATAATAATGATAATAAGTTTAAATCTATTTAAAATATAAAATATTTGGCTTAAAATATTATATAAATTTATATTAATGACTAATCAAATTCATTTAACTAATGTATCTATTAATGAACCACAAATTATTCTAGCAGATGAATTAAAAAAAATTTTATTAGAAACGCGTTTGAATCGCGATGCTATCATGCTTGCTCATAATGATGTAAACATATTACAAGATAAATACAATAAATTTATTATCGTTTTATCTTTATTTTCAGCATTTTTTGAATCCATTAAAGGACAATTAGATTTAGCAGAGAGAAAAGATTTTTTATCACCTTTATCTATTTTGATGCCAATTCTTTTGACTACTATTTTAGGTATAGTTTCTTCCATGATGAAATTTAAGAAATTTCCTGAAAGAATGGAATTGTTAACTAGATCAACAGAAAAATGTAATGTTACTATTTTGAAAATTAGAAAACTACAAGAAAGTTTAAATTTCCAACCTCCTGAAGTTTCCTATACGTTTTATATAGAAGATGTAATGATGTTTTATAGAGATTCTTTAGATTGTTATGAAAAAGCATTATATCCTAATGAACATAGTAAATATTTAGAAATGGCTAGAAGAATTTTAAAAGAAATGAAAAAAAAAACAACTAATTTTGAAAAACCAAAAAATTGGTACGATTGTTTTTTTTATTGCTGTAAAAATGAGAATTCATTTGATAAAAATTATTCAAATAAAAAACAGCAAGTTTTATCTAAAGAAAATAAATCATTCTCTCTCCCCTATGATGGAGATATTGAAAGTGATAATACTGAGAGAGAAGAAGAAAATAAAAATGAAAATAAAAATAAAAAAGATGATGATTCTTTCCATATTAATTTTGGAGCCTTTCCACGTGAAGAAGAAGAAGATGAAGAAGAAGAAAATCCAAAAAAAAATCAAATTGTATCTATTAAAGATGATGAAATTAAAGTATAAATTTCTATATTATTATTTGATTATTCTATTATAAAAAAACTCATAAAAATAAAAAAATAATGTTATGTAAAAAAACAAAAAAATAGAACAGCAATCACAAAATGTTTTATTTTGGTTTTTTTGATAGAAACCTAGAGGACCATAAATTAACTCATTTTTCATTGATATTATATTGAATATAATATCAATTTTATATTTAAGTATGATATTTAATATATAAATAGGTTAGGATAGTGTTAATTTGATTTTTTCGATAATCTAAATTATATCCTTTATATGATTCGATTAAAATATAGTTAATATTGTTAAATGAGCAATATTGGACTAGTGAACCATTTATCCAATCGTTGTCTTTAAAAATATGAGTATTATAAGATTTCCAATTTGTGTTATAAAATTTTTTATTTAATAATTGAATTAAATTTCTAACATCAATAAAATTTGTGTTGAAAGTAATTGTATTACCAATATGTTCTTTATTAAAATAATGGATTCCTATAGATTCATGGAAATCAACGACTAAATCAGAATTTTGTAATTCTTTTATAATTTCTTTATTTAAATTATTATCTGAATCATAACTACGATTCACATCTTTATTGAAATCAAAAGGACCTTGTTCCCTATTATTAAATAAAATTCCACACTGATTTACTGTAATATGTTTAATTTTTCCAATCAAAGGTGGGTACTTTTGTAAATATTTGTTAATTGTATAATGTGGAGCTAACTCATTACCATGTGTTCCACTTATAAAAATGATATAAGGACCTGGCTTTTTTGAATCATATATTTTTATAATGGGTTTATTACAAATTTCTTTATTAAAAATGATAAATCCTATTATAGATAAAAATAAAAGAATAATAACTACAATAATAATTATATTCAACATTACTATATATAAATATTAATTATTCAATATATTCTTTACTTTCGCTTT